CATCCAAAGCACCGTCTGCGCCATAAGGGGTTGAATTAAATACTGCTACTGTTGTTGTTTGAGAATGAGTACAAGTTAATATTCTTTCAAATACATCTATTATATCACTCGTTGTTAAACTATTAGTAGAACCTCGTAAAGCCCCATTCAAGACTACCGACTCTGTAATTGTTGTTGTTAAATCTGCCATATTTATATGTTTATTGTTATTTTAAAAAATCCTATTTCTATTTTATATTTTCCTATTTTAAATTTCATTATTTCCCTATTGGATTATCTGCAACAGGAATAGTACAAGTTTGAAAGTCATTTTGAACTACTATACCTATTGAGAAAACCCAACCTGTTAAAAGGTTATCAAAGCGTTCTTGAAATGGCTCTAAAGTGTACTCACCTTCTGTAAAGTAAACAGGGTCATTAATATCTAGTTCACCTGCCCCTTGCCATTTACTGTGTCGCATCATTCCTATAATGTCGGTACAAATCTGCAAACAACTTGACATAACTTCTTGTTCATTGCTTAGGTAATTTGCTGACTGTATGTTAGCCTCTGTCCAATTTTCTTTTTCTGTTACAGTATCCATAACAAAGAGCTGAAAATTATAGGTAAGACTAGACTGTCCTGTTGTTACGTTTATTGGGTTGATATGAAACAAAGGAAACAAAGTATTTTTAGCCAAGTCAATTTTCCAAATATCCCCTGTTGTTGTAGTTGCTATTTGTTCGTGTTCAGTACCTAATTGTTTTAAGGTGTCTATTGCATTAGTATATGTCTTATTGGCTATCATGTGTTTTTACTTTATTACTTAAATTCAAATCTGTTTCATAACTTAACCAAGTCAAGCATTCTAACAAGTTAAGTTTTGTAATGCTTTCTAATTTACTTATATCTTGGTTACAAAGTCTGTGCATTACTCCGAACCATCCCCACTTTTCTGCAAAGTTTTCGTCTGTAAATCCTTCCCCTTCTTGTTCAGTAGTTCCATTAAATACAATGGCAAAATCTCTGACAATTCCTTCCCTAAATTGTAAAAAAAAACCAGCGCACTTTGCACTTGTTCTGCTGACATCTTTTTCATTTCTTCTGCCCTTATACTTATCTCACCATTATAGGCTTCAATCGTATAGACTTCACCATTTCTTTCTGTAATAGGTCTAAATAGTATTGCCATTACTTCAGGCATATTTTGTTCAAGCCCATTTTTTATCATAGTTTCAATATCGGCATACTCACCGAGAGTAAGACTATTCAAATCAGGATGCATACCGTATTCAACCCCATCTATTTCAATTACCTTTCTTAATATGGTTTCCTGCTTCGTTTGTAACTCTGCTATCTTACCCATTATAACAGCAACATCTTTTAGTGATAATTCCTTTACTAATTTCTTAGGAATATCTGAAAATGCTGCTATTGTTTCTTCTGCTTCCTTAGCCTTGCTTCCAGTTTCAATGTCAATTACTTGCATCCATTTTTCAAGCGTTACATCTGACCACGAATCAATTAACTTATATGTCTTTTGTTTTCCTTTTCTTTTAATTTTAACTTTCATACAATATATAATAGAATTTGTTGATATTTAGTTTAAAATGTTATCTTTGCGCCGTTCTTCATATTCTTTCTTGTTTTTAAAAGGGGTTGAGATTGTTGTTCTCTCCCCTTTTTTTATTGTACAAAATACTTCCCAAAGTTTGAATCAATCTCATAATAGCAACGCATAGCCATTGCATCAGCATAATCAGGACTCCTACCTATAATGTCTTTAATAGTTTCTTTTGGTATAATTTGTAGTTTATTATCTTTATCTGCATCTTTCATTCTTATTTGCTCACATTCTTCAATGATTTGATTTTTCATAGTAACATCAGGACAAATAATTCCTACCTGTCCTTTATTTATTAAATCAGCTAACTTATAAAAGCATTGTGTTTTTAGGTTTTGATAGTTTTCATTTTTTAAAGCTCTTGAATTATTAACAAATCCAATACATCTTAGATAATCTTTCACACCACCACCAACTCCGTCCTCATCTACAATTATATTGCGTAAAGGTACAGCGTGTTCCTGTTGTAATGTCCTTACTTCGTCCACAACCTCATTTACAGCCGTTTTAAGAATACTTTTTATCTTTTTAATATGTAACCCCTCCCAATACATTATGACTGTCTTATCGCTTCCAAATCGCGCCACATCACAACTTATATATTTGTCACCACTTATTCCTTTTTGATTAAAGAGATTTAAAATAGCATCATAATCAATTAGACTATCTTTTGTTGCATCATATTCCCAATTACCAAATAGTAATCTTTGTTTTGATAATTCGTCTAATGTAAGTAATTGTGTTTTGTAATATTTAGATATATATTCATTGTCATCAACAAGGCTTTGTATAAATTGCCTATGAGTTTTTTGCTTACCTTCTTTTGAAGGTCGGTAGTATTGTGTGTACACCCAATTCTTAGCAGGGTTACAAGTCATAAGAAGTTTAGGAATTAATCCATATTTGTCTAACTTATAACGCATCCTAGAAGCTACTATGTTTTTAGCTTTTTCTGTTATTTGATTTGCTTCGTCAATAAAAGCTCCTGTAATTTCTAAAGAACCTAAGTTATCAAAGTTTCTGTCTGAAGGATATAAGAACAAATCTTTTAGCATTATTTCTGACTTGTTATAGAACTTGATAATATTAGAACCTGCATTAAAATTATAATGCTTACCTGCAATAACTCCCCATTCTTGACATACTTCAAAAAAGGTATTCAATGTAGTTTTCTTTAGACTATCCAATTTAGACCTTCCCATTAAGTATCTAGTCTTAGGATATTTTAAACACATTAAAATTAACCAAGCACATCCTACCCAAGACTTACCACCACCTGCTGCACCACCAAAAAGAACTTCTGTTGTAGTTTTGTCAAATAGATATTCTATTGCCTGTTCCTGTGTATCAGTAAAGTTTGCATCAATGTTCAACGCCTTTGATATTTACATTAATCTTAATTGGCTCATCACCTGAGCTTAGGTCTAGTTCGCTTCTTTCAATATATCCTCTTTTCTTTCCTTTTGTCTTTAAAAAGAAAATAGTTGCAGATGTATTTCCATCTTTCATTTGTGAATGTAATTGGCTTTCTCCAAAGTCTAATGCTATGTTTTCAATATCTTTTACAGCTTTGGCAAACTCCTCATCTTCGTTAAGCCATTTGTAATATGTTGAACGTGGAACATCTGCCGACTTACAAGCTACTGTTACCACACCTAAGCTGCTTTCTAACGCTTTTAAAATGCTTTCCTTTTTTATGTGTCTACTTTCGTCCATCTATATAATCTTTTAAATTGTTTTTAATTTTCCAATTCAATACTTCTTTCGTGTCATTCTTTATGCTTATTGCTTTATATCTTTCGCCTTTTCTTTTTGGTATAAACTTTATGTTATCTGTAAACATTTTAGCTACATCTATTATTTTATAATCTACATCAGAACTTAAATACCATTCTTTATTGCTATCTTTCATTCTAACCTTATCTAATGCATTTACAATATCATCTATATGTGTAAATTGTCTGGTTTGGTTTCCATCGCCTACAATCGTTAAAGCTTTTCCTTCTTTATATTGTTTTTCAAATATCCCTATTACAGTTGCATAATCTCCTTCTGATATATGATTCTTTCCATACACATTATAAAAGTAACAAACTTCATATTTTAATCCATACCACTCTGCATAGTTTTTAATTAACTCTACCATCTTTGCTTTTACCCAAGAATAAGGGCTTAAATTCTCATTACCTCCAAACTTAGAACTAGAAGCTGAGTATATTAATTTAGCATTCCATTTCTTACATTGTTCTAATACTCTACTTGTACCCCATAAATTGCTTGTCATTAAATATTCTACATCTTTGAATGAAGGCACTACTCTTGAGTATTCTCCAAAATGATATACAATATCTTGTTTAGGTAATTCGTTTATCTTCCAAGTACAATCTGCTATGTATTTTACTCCTTTAATATGATTAGCTTCTTTACCTGTAAAATAATTATCTAATGAAGTTATTGTTGCATTTGTATTTCCTTTTAGATACTTTATTAAATTACTTCCTACATATCCTGCTCCTCCAGTTACTAATATTTTCATTTATTATCTTTATAGAATTTGTCTAATTGTTTGTTTTGTATGACTCCGACTTTTTTTAATTTCATTCCAAACTCTTTTGGCTTTAAGTTATCCCAATCAATATCTTTTCTTCTTATTAGTGGGTGCTTAAAGAATTTCTTCCATTTTACATCGTGATGAGGTCTGCCGAATTTTACTACTGTTCTGACATATTGAGGCCACATTTCTTCTAAACTTTTTGCTTTTAATAGTTTTTTGTCAAATGAATTTCCTTTGTATAAGTCTGTTTGGTTACCTCCTTTCATTTTAGCAGCCGTACTTGTCTTGTCAACTAAAAAGGCATTAAATAAAACTGTGCATAAGCCACTATCTAATACTTGCAAACATAAATCTACATCTTCATTATATTTTAATCTCCATCTATGAGGTAAGTAGCTATCAATTAGCATAGCAGAATATGCGTGAACATTATAGAAAAATGGATGTTGCATTTCATTCATACAAAATGTAGTATAATTAAAAGCAGCTATTGCTATATTTTCATATCTATCTACAAATTCTTCTATTGCATTTATTGATTGTTCAGGATTGCATTCTATTCTTTTGCCTTTGTATAACCTTCTAAACTTCTTAATATTGTCATCAAATATCCAATGTCTTTTAGCACCATTCTCTTTAGCGTGTTCCCATATCCAATTCCTTGCAGGTGTTCCTCCCATTCCTAAGTTTGAAAATGGCAATACTAATACTCTATCCCCAAGCACATCTCTATATTCTTTCTCCTCTTGAGGTTCTACTACTATATTAAATACTAAGTTATGCTCCATAAAACATTTTGCAGTCATAGGATTTTCCCACCTTCCTTTTGATAATATGTAAACAGGATATTTAGTCATCAAATTTAAGATTCTTTAGGTCTTGTCTTTCTTTATACGGATGCCAAGTAGTCCAAGTATTACTCTCTTTTGTTAATTTAGTTTGTATGTCAATCGGATATAATTTATGAAACTCATCTCTATCTTCTTGTGTTTCAAAATTTATAATTATCTTATAAGGATTATCTTTAGCTTCAAAGTCTGGCATACCTACCCATTCTTCCATAGAGTTTATCTTATTAACTGTATCGTCTATATTTTGCCATACATCTAGTCCCCAATCTTCAAGTTCTGTACTATCCCATTCATTGCCTAATGAATCCCACTCCCAATCTCCATAGCCTACATTATCTTTAACTATAAATTCTTTTTTTTGTTCTTCACTTAGTCCTTTTGCTATTTTAACAGGCACTTCTTTTAATCCAGCTTCCTTACAAGCTCTGTATCTCATATTCCCTCCTAGGATTATATTGTTCTCATCTATAACAATAGGTCTTAGTTCTAACATTTCAGGAAATTCTTTTATGCTTTTAACAAGTTTCTTAAATTTATGGTCTTTTATAACTCTAGGATTGCTTTCATTAGATTTTAACTCATTGATTTTTAGTTTCATAGTATATAATAGAATTTTTTATTATTTATTTAAAAGTCATCATTAATGCCCCTTTCACCTATCAGCTTTTCTTTTGCTCCTTTCCAAAGCTTATCTCTGTTTTTACTTAATGATGGTTCGGTTCTTATAAGACTAGGAAATCCATCAAAGTCTTTTTCAACTTCTTGCATCCAATCATTACACTTTTTGCAATATGCTTCTTGTGTTCTTACCTTTCCGTCTATTATTTTTATAATAGCTTTTTGAAGTTCTTTAGTTTCAGCACAAGTATTACAGATATATTTTATCATATTAAATTGTCTAACTCAAAGTGTAAGTGGTTTATAGCTTTTCTAATATCTTCAACTCCTCCGTCATTGTGTTTATTCTTTGAACGCAAGAGATAAGTTACTGCTGTTCCGATATTATAACTTAGGTCAAAATTGGCAACGACATCTTTAGCCATATAGCCATTTTTGCCTTTGTAGTATTCTGGTATTGTTTCGTAATTATTTGGTATTGGCATCTTCTATTTGTTTTAGTAATTGAGTAGGTGTAAAAATTGGTAATTTGTCATCAAAATTTTCATATATGCAAGTAAAATTTTCATTTTTACCTTTCTCCCAAGTCCACAAAGTTTTAAGCCCTTTGTCAATTTGTTGCTTTAGCACCCATTTAATTGTTTTATATGTTTTTTTATTCATTGTATTTATTATAAAGTTTTTTTATTCCATCAAAACAAGTTGATAAACACGAACCACAATTAGTTCCTATTCCATAGTTAGTATTGTATATTGTGTTATAAGTTTCTATCATTCTCTTTTTAGCTGTTACGTCCTTTGCTCTGCCTGTTTTTAAGTCTTTCCACATATCTAATATTTCATCTATAATTTCTTGAGGCAAGTCATCTGGGGTTTCCATTTCTCTAGTCTTTTGCCAATAACCTTGAGGACATTCCATTGGCGCAATTCTTGCTTTGATTTTCATAAAACATAAACATCTTTTGCATTGTCCTAAAGTCTTAGAATAATAAACACAATTCTTGCATATAGCAATTCTATCTTCATATATTTCGTTAGGCACAAAAAACTTATTCATCTACTAGTTCTTTTTTTAGTATTGTTCTT